GTTCTTGACGGCGCGTTGATCGTGCTTCACCCTATGTCTAGGTGGTAGTCCTTATCACCAAGAATCGGGAGAATTCAAAATGGTACTTGATCTATTAGACCCAGCAACATTGGGTCGTCTAAGCATGTTGGCAATTTTGTTGGTTATGTCAGCTGCGGTTGGATACGCAAAAGGCTTCAAAGATGGCAAGCGCGAAGGCTTGGCACGTCGTAAGGCAATCAGCCGCCACATCGCAAACAAGGCGGTGAAGTAATGGGGTTCTTGGATAATTACGAGGCTTCACGCGAACGCCTGGAACGTTGGATTAAGACTTATCCAACAGGTCGAATTGAAACACGCATTGTGGAATTTAGTGCTGAGAAGGGCTACGTCTTAGTCGAGGCAAAAGCATTTCGCAATGACACTGACGTCAACCCAGCTGGTATTGACTATGCCTACGGCTATCAGGGCGCGTATCAGCAAAACATGAAGCGGTGGTTTTGCGAAGATACGGTCACGAGCGCAATTATGCGTGTGCAGCAATTGGTCATGGGTGGGGCTGAGAGAAGCACGAAAGAGATCATGGAGCAGGTTGAACGCACACCAGCCAAGGTCGCTAACACTGACACCACCGATTATTGGACAACAAAGTTTGGCGACGTGCCAAGTTACAAAACCGCAGCTGAAGCGGAACAATCGGGAATCCCGTCATTGGGTTCAAGCATTGACGAAATTTCCAGCCAATTAGGCGGTGAGTTAATTAAGGAAGCACCACAGTGCCGTCATGGACACCGCGTTTGGCGTAAGGGAACGAGTGCCAAAACGGGCAAGGATTGGGCAAACTATTCATGCGTAGGCAAAAAGCCTGATCAGTGCGAACCATTGTGGTATGTCTTCACCAGTGATGGCACATGGAAGCCACAGATATGACAAAAAAACGCTTGATTAGAATTCTTGTCGTTATGGAAATTGCTTTACTTTTATTCATGTTGTGGTGGTCTTTCAAATGAGCGAATACATGGAGATCATTAACCCGCAAACCATGATTGGCAAACTGCTCAAAAACGGTGAGGTTGTTGAGGAATACAAAATGGAGCAGTGCGACAAATGCTCAATACTTACACGCCTTGACGCCTTCGGTTATCAAAAAGGTTTTGGCAACGAGAAGGTCATTTGGTTTTGCATTGGTTGCCGATGAAGATGGAATTAACCCATGATGAGCAAATGGTCTGCATGCTTGCGGCGGTCAAACTAACGGCTGAATCGACTAAGGGTTTGAACAACCCACAGCGGTATCAAAAAGGCTTGGCTACATTTGAGTACCTTGTTGAATCAGCTGAAGCAATTGGCAGTGAGTGGGTAGTAGCTAAGTATTTCAATCTGCCATTTGACCCATACGAAAACAAATTCAAGGTCAAGGCTGACGTGGGCAATGCGATTGAAGTACGTTGGACGAAGTACGTTGCCGGGCAGCTGATAATTCATGAGTACGACAGACCAAACGACATAGCAGTCTTAGTCACTGGTCAAGCACCTCACTACTTCATTGCGGGTTGGATACCTGTAGTGATGGCACAGCGTGCCAAGTACCGTCATTCCAAGCAACCTAATTGGTGGGTTACGCAGATCAACCTACAACCAATTGAAAACCTTAGGAGAAGCAACTATGGACACAGTGCAATTTGAATGTCGCAAATGCAAAAGAAAAACCAATCAAATGATCGTCAACATAACAGACCTACTACCACCAGGTGTGGAGACTATCCAATGCACAGTGTGCAGTTGTATGACAGTTGCACAGATAGGGACATCAAATGCCGATTTATGAGTTTAAATGCCAGGTGTGTCAAATCAGTGTTGAAGTGGATAGATCAATCCACGAAGAACGCGAACCAATCTGTTGCGGTACAAACATGAGTCGGGTCTACTCAACCTTTGGCATAGCGTTCAAGGGTAAAGGCTGGGGACACCAATGAGTTATCCACAGGCGCAACACACAATGTGTAAAAGCAATTATAACAAAACGTTATCAAATCGTTATCAAGTTGTTATAAACCTATTGGCGTTGCGTGAGCGTGTAGCCCTTGCATTGGGTGTGTACGCTGGACGCATACAACAAACCCAGGCTTTGACTATCTCTCAACAGAATGAAGTTCTTTCAGTCTTAAAGGATAAAGAGATAAAGATAAACAAACGCTTAATGTTTATCGTCTCAGCCTTAGTCGCAATGCAAGGGATAGATACCGCCTCAGCTGCTAACCATTCAATAGATCACTTGAAGTTGTATGCACATTCAAGGCTATTGAATTACGATCAATTCATTTGCTTTAACAAGATCATCACAAAGGAATCAAGGTGGTCATACACTGCACGCAATGGTAGTCATTATGGATTGGGTCAGATGAGATCAACCTGGTATCGAGACCTTGACGCATACCGACAGATAGACGCAACCATTCGCTATGTGCATAAGCGATACACCACATCATGCAATGCATGGACATTCCACATGAAGCATGGCTACTACTAATGAGTAGTGCATTAAAGGACAACGGTTCCACGTCCAAGTGGCGCAAGATCAGGCAACGCATACTCAATCGCGATGGTCATACATGCCAGGCGTGCGGGCTAGACGGCAACTCAGTTGACCACATTGTGCCAAGAAACCTTGGTGGAAGCGATGAGGACTGGAATTTGCAAACATTATGCATTTCGTGCAATTCTGCGAAAGGCGGGCGGTTTTTTAATACAACACCGACACCCCTGACCCTTCCTGTTTTAAATTCCCCCAAAAACGACTCAAAGACTTACGATAATGACTGAGAAGGTCATAACAGGTCACCAAACGACCGAAGACGGCTTAAACGGGCTTCAAACGGTTTTGGGTAGGGACACAGATCGTGAAAATGGGCTGTTTGGCGTTCAAACCCCACGAATCCACACACCATTGAACGATTTACCTTCACGCGGGCATGAATTGGTCGATTTAGCGTCTAGTCTGAAGATAGATTTGCTGGAATGGCAAAAATTCGCACTTATCAACAGCCACAAGGTAAAGCCTGACGGTCGTTGGGCAACCCCAGTCAATTGCATTGTTGTAGCGCGACAAAATGGCAAATCGTTTTTACAGCTGATTCGAATTCTTGGCGGGCTTTTCCTATGGGAAGAAAACCTACAAATCGGGTCAGCCCACCGCCTGTCAACATCACTTGAACAGTTTCGAGCAATGGTTCAAATGATTGAAGGCAATGATTCACTAGCAAAACAGGTCAAGAAAATCCGCTGGCAACATGGCGGCGAAGAAATTGAGACGTTGACGGGCAATCGCTTTATTGTGCGTGCAGGCGGGTCAGCTGCTCGTGGTGTTTCACGACCTTCGACTATTCACCTGGACGAATTACGCGAAATGACTGACATTGAATCGTTTGCGTCATTGCGCTACACACTTATGGCTGCGGCGAACCCAATGGTCATGGCGTACACAAATGCGGGCGATTCCTCGTCAATTGTGCTTAATCAATTTCGAGATCGCGCCCTTGCCAGCATTGCAGGCGTTGAAGATGACATAGGTTATTTTGAATGGTCAGCACCAAGCGATGAAATCAGTGTGGAGAACGCACGCCACTCAAATCCTTCAATGGGCACGCTAATTCACGCAGACAATATCAAGTCGGTATTGAATGACCCAGCTGACGTTGTAATGACCGAAGTCTTGTGCCGTTGGGTTGTGGCAATCAATAGCGCGGTTGATTCTGCTTCGTGGGGTAACTGCCTGGACAAAACGGTAGATCTTGACCCTGACAAATTGACGTGGCTTGCCATTGATCTTTCGCCCGATCGACGTCATGCCAGTTTGGTAGGCGCGCAAAAACTTGGAGACGAAAAGTTTGTTGTTAAGTTGCTGCACACCTGGGCAAATGAATTGCAGTTGGACGATAAAGCAATCGCTAACGAATTGGCAGATTACGCCCGCAAATATCCGACCGAATATGTACTTTACAGTCGAAAGACCAGTGGCGCGGTTGCGGCGCGATTAGCACCAGCAGGAATTCCCGTTTTTGACATGGACAATTCCTACCCGCAGGCGTGTGACGAAATGCTTTCAGCGATCAACAGCGGTCGGTTAAAACACAAAGGTCAAAGCCAATTATCTGAGGAAGTCTTGGCAGCGGTGCAATTGCGTCGGGGCGATGGCGGCTGGGTTATAGGAAGGCGCGCGTCACAGTCGGTCGTTTGCGGTGCGGTGGCAGTTGCGCTCGCGACACACTTCGCGACACGCCCAGACAATGATCTTGACATCATGGTTGGTTGATCGTATAAGCCTGCCACAATTCGGGCATGGCATTTATTGATCTATTTACCCGCAAGGCTGATACTGCCGTCACGGTTGAAGCCGCACAGGTGGACGCAGCTGCTATTGCGCCCTATTACAGCGAAGTAGGAAATCTATTTCTATTCGGTGGGATAGTAACTGCGTCCCGTGCGGAAGCAATGAGCGTGCCGACATGCGCGCGCGCACTTGGCATTATTCAGACAATTGGTTCGCTTCCAATGCACACACGCAACGAAGCAACAGGCGAGAAAGTTTCACAGCCTCGCGTCATCAATCAACCTGACCCACGCATACCAGGTTCAACATTTTGGGCGTGGATTATTTCTGATCTATTTTTCTTTCCAGCAGCGTACGCATACGTTATGGAGCGGTACGCAGATACAGGAAAAATTCGCGCAATGGAGCGCATTGCACCTGAGCGCGTAACAATTACAACCAATGGAATGGGTTACGAAATTGCTTCATACGCAATTGACGGTTCATACGTTGACCCAGCCAACCTAGTTGTTTTTAACGGTACGCAGGAAGGCTTATTGTCTCGCGCGGGTCGAACAATTAAAGCAGCTGCGTCGTTAGAACGTGCAGCAATGAATTTTGCAAATGAACCAATTCCACAAATGGTTTTAAAATCAAATGGCACATCATTGCCAGCAGATCGCGTTTCAAAATTGCTAACTGCATGGAAGACCGCACGCGCTTCACGCAGCACGGCGTTTTTAAATGCTGACGTTACCCTGGAGACAATCGGGTACGACCCACGCAATCTTCAACTAAATGAAGCACGAAATTACGTTTCACTTGAATTATCACGCGCTTGCGGATTACCTGCGTACTTTACTGATTCGCAGCAATCAAGTTTTACTTATTCAAACGCCTTAGACAAAAGGCGCGACCTGGTTGATTTTGCGTTTAGAAATTACATGTCAATTTTGGAACAGCGTTTATCTTTCCCGGACTTTACGCCAGCAGGCAATAAAGTTATGTTCGATCTTGACGATTTCTTGCGTGGCAATCCTTACGAGCGCGCGCAGGTTTATGAAATCTTAAATCGTATCGGCGCAATGTCGATCGATGAAATACGCGAGGAAGAAGATATGCTGCTATGAAAAAAGTCATCACACCAATGAAAATCACTGCCGCTGATTCAAACAGTCGCACAATTACGGGTCGCATTGTGACATTCGAGGAAACGGGAACCGCTTCAATTGGCAAGGTTCAATTTGCTGCTGGTTCAATCGAACCGACCGCCGTTTTGTTAAATCTTGAACACGATCGCACCCGTAGAATTGGAAAGACATTAGACACAACGCTTTCAGCTGACGGCAGCGGAATTGACGCAACGTTTAAAATTGCTGAGACAACTGCGGGTAATGACGCACTCGTTGAAGCACAGGAAGGCTTGCGCGACGGCTTCAGTGTTGAAGTTTCATTCGACGAATACGAAACACTTAAAGATGGCACAGTCAGAATTCTTACAGGTGAATTGACTGCCGTTGCATTGACCAGCGAACCAGCTATTCGATCAGCACGCGTTGAGTCAGTAGCAGCAACAGAGGAAGACGAAGTTTCAGATTCAACAATTGAACCTGAAGAAACACCAACAAACGAAGGAGACGAAGTGGACAACACCGTCACACAAGCGGAAGCCGTTGAGACGGTAGAAGCCGCACAGTCAGTCACAGCAAAGTCAAACAGCGTTGGCGGTTGGAAATCAACACCTCGCATTGAAATCACTGCTGCAAAGTATCTTGAAAACAAGGTTCTTGCTGCAACAGGTGATGAGACAGCACGTCAGTACGTTTTAGCAGCAGACAATACAACAGACAACGCTGGACTTGTTCCAACTCGTCAGTTGACTGAAGTTATCAACGGACTATCAACAACAATTCGTCCAAGCATTGACGCGATCTCTCGCGGTGCATTGCCTGACGCTGGAATGACTTTTGAGATTCCAAAAATTACTGCTGCACCAACAGTTGCAATTGCTGCTGAAGACGCAATCTTTTCAAATACAGACCAGAACTCAGCGTTTCTATCAGTGGACGTTAAGAAGTTTGCTGGACAACAGAAGTTTTCAGTTGAACTATTGACACGCACATCACCATTGTTCTACGACGAACTATTGCGCAACATGGTTGCAGCAATGGCAAAGGCGCAAAACTCTTACGTCAACGCACAGTTAATCGCTGGCGCAACAGTTGACGCAACAACAGTTGCAACATACCCAACCGCTGCTGAACTGCTTGGAATTATTGGTCGCGGTGCAGCAAGCGTTTATGGCGCAACTGCTGGACTTGCAAATCCATTTGCACGCAACATGATTGCGTCAACTGGTCAGTGGTCAAATCTAATGACTTTGAATGACGCTGGACGTCCAATTTATTCACAGGTTTCAAATCCTATGAATCAACCTGGTGTTTCAGTGCCAACAAGTTTGACTGGAAACGTTGCGGGCTTGAACCTGTACGTTGACCCAACAAACGCAGGGGACGGGGACGGTACATTGCTAATCGTTAACCCTGACGCTTACACATGGTATGAGGGAACTTCATACCAACTACGCGCTGAATCAACTGCTGACGGTTCAATCACCGTTGGTGTTTATTCATTCGGTGCAGTGGCAACAAAAATTGCCGCTGGTGCGTTCCAAAATAACAAGGCTTAATCGCCACAAACTAATCATGCGGCGGTTTCTCCCGATTCCGCCGCAGCAGTCGAAAGGAAACGGACATGCCAGCCATTGTCACTGCAAGTCAATTGCGCACGGTGCTTGGCGTGTCCGTTTCACTTTATTCAGACGCTTATCTCGACGAAATTATCAACACCAGTGAAGCCGTCATTTTGCCAATGCTGGTTGCAAATACTTCAGCAATTCAGTCTTACAAACTTGAATCCAACGTTGCTTATTTCTACACCCAGCGCGATCATCATTTTGTTGCAGGTCAATCTGTCATTGTGACTGGTCTGCCAGCACCTTTTACTGCAACGCACACAGTCGTTTCGGCAACACCGTATTCATTTACCGCTGCATTGACTTCATCAAATGTCACATTGCGCGAAATCATTCCAATGGGTACAGCAACACTTCAAGGCTATTCCGCAGCTGATCTTTATGCCACCAGCGCGCCAATTGAATCAGCCGTCCTTGCAGTCAGCGTTGAAGTCTTTCAATCGCGCGTTGCAGCAGGTGGACAAATCGAAGGCGTAGATTTTGCTTCAACGCCTTACCGAATGGGTCGAAGCCTGACCAACCGCGTATCAACTTTGCTTATGCCATTCCTAGACGTTGAAACGGTTGTGCAGTAATGCCAGCCAATTCAGTCGCCGATACCCGCGCAGCCCTAGCAACAGCGTTTTCATCACTAGCGGCAACCTGCTATTCAAGCGTGCCTGAATCACCAATTCCACCAGCCATTGTCATTGTGCCTGATACGCCTTACATGGAAGTTGTGCTTATTGGCAAGGCTGCAACAAAAGTAAAAATCAATTTTGCAATTACCGCCATTGTTGCTTCAAACAGCAACGCGGGTTCCCTGGACAATCTAGAAAAACTCATCATAGGAATTCTTGCGGCAATGCCCGCAGGATACGTTGTTGGCGTTGTTGAAAAGCCGACAGTGTTGGAAGTAGGACAAAGCCCAATGCTCGTCGCTGACATAAACGTTTCAACGTACTACACCCAAACAAACTAAGGAGATAACGTGCCAACAACGATCATCACGGGTCGCGATTTAGTGTTGACGATCGCGACCGTTAACTACGACGCGCAGGCGACAAGCGCGGTTCTTGCAAACTCACCAACAGTTGAGACTTACCAAACACTTGACGGCAAGGCTTACAAGCACATTGACGACCAGTGGGCTTTTGACGTTTCAATGCTTGCAGACTGGGGCGCAGCGTCATCATTGTGTGAAGCCCTATGGACTGCATGCGAAACAGCACCAAACACAACATTGGCTTGTTCACTAACTGCCGCAACAGGCGCAGTATTTGCGTTCAACGTCATGCCAGTATTCCCAGCCGTCGGCGGTGCAGCACCAGACGCACAGACAGTTGATCTATCATTTGTCGTGGTGGGAACACCTTCAGAGACCTTCTAGTCACTAACAATCGGGAGACAAAATGAAACTACCAATAACAATTGAATATAACGATGGAGCGCAGGCTACTTACACAGCTGCGCCACCTGAGTGGGTTAAGTGGGAAAAGCACACGGGCAACACAATTGCCCAGGCGCAAGACAAAATCGGAATTTCCGATTTAGTTTTTCTTGCTTATCACGCCATGAAACGTGAAGCCGCTGGGAAACCAATTAAGCCAATCGAAGCATGGACGGAAACCATTTCCGAAGTGATCGTTGGTGAGGCAAACCCAAAAGCCACCCAGTCGGAAGCCTAAGTCGAATCGTTTGGGAGGTAGCCCTGGCAACAGGGCTATCACCAAAAGAGTTTGAGTCAGCCGAGGACATTCTGACAATAATCGAAATTTTGGAAAGGCGGGGAAATGGCAAGTGACGCAATTAGTTACGATAAAGCCGAATTACGCGCAATTTTAAAATCATTTAAAGCAATGGACGAGGAAGCGACCGCACAGGCAAAAATACAGACTTCGAAACTTGCCGAATATGTTCAGGACAAAATTGTTGCTGCTAGTAAGAACGCTTCAAATAAAGTCGCGCCGAAAATTGCTCAGGGTTCAAAGGTTTCAAAGTCATCGAAGATTGGTGAAATTTCATTTGGTTTTGCTAATCAAAAATTAAGTGGCGGCGGTACAACCCAGCAACTATGGGGCGGGTATGAATTCGGTTCAAATAAATTTAAGCAGTTCCCCGTGTGGTCAGGTCGTGAAGGTCGCGGTTCCCGAGGTTGGTTTATCTATCCAACACTTCGAAGCGTACAGCCTGACATTGTTAAAAAATGGGAAGAATCGTTTTCAAAAATAGTTAAGGAGTATGACTAATGGCAGGCGGCAGTCGTACCCTTAAACTTTCGATTCTTGGTGACGTTGACAATCTCAACAAATCGCTTAAAACGGCAACAGCTGACGTTGAAACTTTTGGCGACAAAATGGGCAAGGTTGGCAAGATCGTTGGCGCAGCCTTTGTTGCCGCAGCTTCCGCCGCTGGTGCTTATGCTGTAAAAATTGGAATTGACGGCGTAAAGGCTGCATTGGAAGATGAAAAAGCCCAACGGATTCTTGCGCTTACTTTAGAAAATACGACTGGTGCAACGATTAAACAAATTGCAGCCGTTGAGGAATACATAACTAAAACCGCATTGGCAACTGGTGTAACTGACGATGAATTGAGACCTGCCCTTTCTCGTTTGGTTAGATCAACAAAAGACACAGAAAAAGCGCAAAAGTTATTAAGTTTAGCCCTAGACATTAGTTCGGCAACGGGCAAGCCGTTGGAAGCAATTGCCAATTCGTTAGGTAAAGCCTACGACGGAAACACCAACGCCCTGGGCAAATTAGGTTTAGGTATTGACCAATCAATTTTAAAGACAAAAGATTTCGACAAGGTTTATAACACTTTACGCACATCGTTTGCTGGATTTTCAGCCCAAGAAGCAAACACCTTTCAAGGTCGCTTGGAACGATTAAACGTTGCATTTGACGAAGCAAAAGAAACAATCGGTTTTGCATTATTGCCAGTGCTTGAAAAATTGATTACTTTTATTAACGACAATGCGCTGCCAATTATCAACTTATTGTCTAATAGTTTTAGCGTCACAGGCAGCAACGGTTTTGGCAAAATAATTAACGACGTTGCGGGAATCTTAAAAAATACATTTACCCCAATCCTTGCTGGAATTACTTCGCTTTTTTATAGTGTGAGAAGTGCCGTCATAAATAGCAAAGACGAATTTTCTTCATTCCTTGAAGTGGTCAAATATGCCGCACCCTTAATTGGCAATGTCATTGGCGCGGCATTTGGGGTTATTGGAAACATTGCTGAATTTGTTATAAATTTGGTTTCAAAAGTTTTAAGTGTAATTAAACCAATGCTTAACTTTGTTATTGACGGAATCAATTTAATTATTAAAGCCTTTAACTTACTTCCTGGTGTGACCAACATTGCATTGATTCCAAGAATTGAAGGAACCCCACAACTTCCAGCAGGAGGTTTTAGCGGGACAATGCCTAATGGCACTAGCTTTAACACTGGTATTCCTAGCGGCACAGGCACAGGCACATTTACTGGTGGAAGTGGCAGTAGCGGTGGAATTGGTGCCGCAACGTCTTCGGCGGCAGCTGCGGCAAACAACATAGTTGGAGGCAATTTCAATCCTGGTTCATTCCGTATGGGAGAAGCCGCCACAATGACAACCGTCATCAATTTGAACGTCACAGGTGCATTTGATAAGGAAGGCACTGCCCGGGCGATCATTGATGCACTTAATGATTCTTACTACCGTGGGACAGGCGGCGGGTCTAACATTCTAGCTGCAACAACAACATCATGACGCAGTGGAATCCCGTTTGGTTAGTTAAAATTGACGGTGTTGAATACACCGACGCAGTTTTGGCTACTTTAGTCATACGCACAGGGCGAACAAATATTTATGAGCAAGCCCAAGCGGGTTACGTCAATCTTGAACTTATCGACGTCAATCAGGAAACAATCCCAGTTTCTATTAACTCTACGATAAGTGTGTCAATCAAAAACACAGCAAATACATACGTCACAATTTTTGGTGGGAATGTCGTTGACATTGGTTTGAGCGTTCGTGACGTGGGTTCGACCATGTTCACGCAGACTTATTCGATCACCGCATTAGGTGCATTGGCTAGATTGTCAAAAGCGTTAACCGACGGCGTACTTCCAAAAGAGTTTGACGGAGATCAGATTTACGAAATTTTAAGTGACGTCCTTTTAAGGACTTGGGCTGAAGTCGCAGGCGCAGTATCTTGGGCAATTTATAACCCGACTACAACGTGGGCAAAAGCTGAAAACATTGGCTTGGGTGAAATTGACAGACCAGGCGATTATGAGTTGGCGGCACGATCTTCGCTTCGGGTTGACGTTTATGCCCTCGTCTCGGCATTGGCTAATTCTGGGCTTGGCTATATTTACGAAGATGGCGCAGGGCGAATTTCATACGCAAAAAGTACGCACCGCAGCCAATACCTTTCAGTCAATGGTTATGTCCAACTCACTGCTAATCAGGCGCGTGCGGCGGGATTGCGTACCGATACCCGTGCAGGCGACGTTCGCAATAATTTGACAATTACATACGGGGCGACCAGTAATGCCGAAGTGAGCGCAAGCAACGCAGCCTCAATTCTTACTTACGGAACCCTTTCGCAAATTGTCAACACAACCCTGCACAATTCTGCCGATGCGACAACCCAAGCAAATTTCTATTTAGCATTGAGAAAAGACCCACAGCCGATTTTCAGTGAGATTACATACGATCTGACCAACCCTGAAGTGGACAATTCTGACCGCGATAACCTAATCGGGGCTTTTATGGGCATGCCAGTTTCAATTGCTGATTTACCACCCAATATGGGTTCAATCTTTCAAGGTTTTATTGAGGGCTGGACATTTGTCGCGGGCTACAACAAACTATCAATTTCGCTACTGGTTTCACCAGTGGCATATTCATTGCAGGCACTTCAGTGGAACGAAATATCCAACACTTATACTTGGTCGGGCGTGTCGCCATCGCTTGACTGGGCGCGTGCAACAATTATCACCTAACGAAGGAGACTCCAATTACAAACCCAACCACCCCCTTTTCGTGGCAAATGCCGACGGCGAGCGATCTCGTTACGGACTTGCCTGCTGATTTTGAAACTTTTGGACAAGCGGTTGCCACTTCAATGGCTGACTTGCTTGGCGGCACAACTGGTCAAATCCTTTCAAAGGCGTCAAACACTGACATGGATTTCACTTGGACTTCAGCAAACCCTGGAGACATCACAGGCGTCACAGCGGGCACTGGTATTTCAGGCGGTGGCACTTCAGGCGACGTCACGATTACGAATTCAATGGCAACTGCAATTGACGCAAAAGGCGATTTAATTGCGGGAACGGCTGCCGATACTTTTAGTCGTTTAGCAGTAGGTGCAAATGGACAAGTGCTTACAGCTGATTCAACAGCTGCAACAGGTTTGGCATGGGCGACGGCAGCAGCGGGCGGCGGGTCAGCAGTCAATTTATTGTTGAATTCTAATTTTGCATTAAATCAAAGACAGTACGTCTCAGCAGCCAACTTGGCTTCTGGTTCTTATGGTTTTGATCGTTGGAAATCGAACTACACAAACACCACTCTTACTTTTACAGCATCAACACAAGGTCAATCACTAACAATCAATGCAAGTGGTGGATTACAACAGATTATAGAACAAGGTCTAGTGCCTGCTGGCACTTATACTTTGTCATGGACTGGAACTGCAACAGGTCGCGTGTACAACTCGGGCGGAACTCCACCATCTTATGCGGCTTCACCCGTTACTTTTACAGCTGACGGCGCGGCAAATGTAGTTATTGAATTTACGGCTTCTGGGGCAACTAAAACATTATCTAAGGTGCAATTCAATGCTGGTACTGGCACAGTATGGGCATTAGCAACTCCGACGTTGCAATCTGAATTATCTGCTTGCCAACGGTACTACTTCCGCAATAATAATCCATCTAATGCTTACATTACATTTTGTCCAGCGGTAGCCAATAGCAGTACATCGGCAGCTGGCATTTTGCAATTCCCAATCACAATGAGAATATCACCATCAATTTTTGAGTTTTCCAATTTGGCTTTCGAAAATTATGCTGGTACTCAATACGCATTATCAGCAATGACTATTGTTTCTGGCACGGCAACAACCATGGGAACAAGAATTTCAGGAACTATATCCGGCGCAACCGCTGGTCACGCTGGCTATATCAATGGAGCAAACTCATCATCGGCATACTTAGGCGTTAGTGCGGAGCTATAAAAATGAACAATGTCTCTTTTATTGAAGTTGAATATCCTATTGGTGTTTTTGAAGAATTTGCCATCATTGATTGGGGCAACGAGCAATTTACTTCAATGACAAAAGCCGAGTACGACAAGGAATATCCAAGTGCATAAATATCCTGAAGGTACAAGCGCACGCTTGATCGAGGTATCGGCAGCTGAGATCGGCACAATTGAAGAAGGCGACAACCTTACAAAATACGGCAAATTTACAAAGGCTGACGGCTTGCCGTGGTGCGGTTCATTTGTCAATTGGTGCGCTGCACAAGCAGGCGTGAAAATTCATTCAGTCGTAGGTACTGCTATTGGCGCACATAAATTCAAAGAAACAAACCGTTGGTCAAACATGCCGCAATTAGGTTACTTGGCTTTTATGGATTTCCCACATGACGGCGTTGATCGCATTTCACACATTGGAATTGTTGTTGATTTGATTGACGATAAGACCTGCGTACTGATCGAGGGCAACACCAGCGGTACAGGTGATCAGCGCAATGGCGGAATGGTGATGGTGAAGGTTCGGAGTTACGCACCAGGGAAAGAAATTGTTGGGTTTGGAATTCCTAAATTTGTCCCTTACAAGGGCGAATTCCCAACAGTTGAAATACCAAAATCGGGAGTTAAACCGACAAAGGAGAAGACAAAATGGACAAAGCAAAAGCCGTAGCAGCCTCATGGGCGCGTTCATTCATGGCAGCAGCCCTCGCCTTATACATGGCGGGCGTAACAGACCCTAAGACCCTTGCAATGGCTGGTGTTGCAGCGGTTGCACCAGTGATCTTGCGTTGGTTAAACCCGCAGGATAAGAGTTTCGGGTTAACGGGGAAGTAGCCCGAAAACTTGCGGTCGTGGGCTTAGCGTTGGGCATTTCGCTAAGTCTCACGGCTTGCGGTTATCA